ACAGTTTCTTTAAACGTCGAAAGCCCATTTATTTCTTCGACAAGCTGGAAAGAAAAATTAATACCTTTTACATCAGAGCAAGTATACGGTTCTTCCAAAACATATAATCAACATAGTTATGTTTTTCTTGATAACTTGTCTGCATCGTCAAATGGATTTTATTATTTTACAGGATCACAATCTGTTACTAATGTAGCGCCGCCTAATAGTCCTTGGATTAAGAATAAATTTTATTTTTCACCAGATCTTGTTCAACAATTAAATTTTGATTCTACTATTTATAAAAATGATTTAGGGAATTTTTATTTATATCAGGATGAAGGTTTAAACCCTAACTTTTTTGTTTTCGATTTATCATTTAATAATAGAAGCGATAAAGAAGCTAAAGCTTTATTGCATTTTTTAGAAAATCATAATGGTCTTGATGTGTTTAGTTATGACATGCATACATTTTTTACTGGCTCAAGAAATTTCTTTTGCCCCGAATGGAGTCATACTTATAATTATTTAGACAATAATACTATTTCTGCTAAATTTATTGAGTTTAAATTTTCTTCGGACAGACAAGTTAATTTTAATTCGGAATTAAAACCAACAGGTTTTGATTTTGGATTTTTGCCACAAGGGTTTACTAAAATTAAAGAATATGAAGTAGGTAATAATAGCAGAAGATATACTATTACTTACACAATTGGTGATAAAAAAGAAGATCCAGCTTATAGCAGCGCGTTCTTTAGTTTCAATCCTAATAATAAAAGTATCAATGTAGAACCAGGTAAAACAGGTTATTTTGATGTTATTTTTTCTGTTCCGACAAATTTAAACGAATCAGCGATCAATAAAGATTTGAGGGGAGTTTTTGATATATATCAAGAAAGTGAAAATGTGGGGGCTATTGGCCCAATATTGCAAATCCAATATACCGGTCAAGTCGAAGAAGCTGATAAATTAGCTCCAAGTCCATTTTTATCAGGCGTTCAAAATTGTGTTGCTTCAACAATTTATGATAAAGACGCTGATCGTTTAGGCTTAAAAGTGCGTTGGACTTTGCCGGGTTCTGGTTATTATTATACAGATTTTTCAGGTAGAATTTCTTCGACTAGTGGTTTTGCGGTTTTTACAGGCGCAAATGTTGATGTTGAATTAGATAATACAACATTTTTATACAATATAGGAACACCTAATCAAACAACTTATTCTTTAAATTTTTATGGTTTGACTTTTAATTCGCCTTATTATGTTTCAATTAGTGGCGTAAACGTTGATTATGATAATGCAGGTGGTCAATTTGTTTATGCTTCTGGTGTTTCAAATGTTGATGTATGGCCAAATCCTTCTTTTACTTATAGCGCTGTCAATTCCGGGTTAACAACTGGTGTTTTATCTACATTAGGTATACTTCCGCCAAGCATTACTCTTAATAAACCTATTCAGGTTTATAATATAAATGGATTAAGTACTGGTTATTTTGATTTATATAAGTTTGTAGTTGAAAATTTACCTTTTGGAAATCGTTTTGCATATTATTCTGGCATAGTAATTAATTTTAATAACGTACAAATTGGACCGCCGAATGCTGTTTTTTATGACGATGTTTATAAAACGGGATCTTTTATTGTTACTGGCGATTATTCTGCTATTGTAAGTGGCGTATCGTTGAATTTCTTTAATAATTCATCTGTTTATGGAAAAGGTGGAAATGTTGCTGATTATCTAATTAATAATTCCGCAGATAATGCTGGTAAAAACGCTATTTATATTAACTGTTCTGGTTTAATTAATATTGCGGTTGATGACACGTCTATTATTGCTGGCGGTGGTGGTGCTGGTGATAATATTTTATTTAATGATATTGTTAATGCTCAAAACAGTAAATATGCTACCTTGAAAGATAGTTTTAATCTTTCTCCAACATATAAATATAATGGTCTTGCCGGTCCTAATTATAGTTTGACATATGATTATCAAAAAGTTCAACAGCTGTATTCAGATTTTAATAACACTTCTGTTTCTTTGAATAATAATTTTTGCACAACTAAAGGTGCGGGAATTTTGTACGACTTTTTTAAACATAACGTTGTTGTTTATGGAGGTGCCGGGGCTCCGTTTGGAAATGGAAATGGAAGCTCTTTTGCAAACAAATATAGGGTAGATTCATTAAATGCGGAAAAAGATCATCCTTCTCGACAGCAATCATTGTATGGTTTAATTAATTTAGAAAAAGATTTATTATAATATGCCTTATTTCCCAAATCCCCCAACAGTTTTAGAATATGATTCTACGAATCTACCAAGATTGACTGAAGCTGAAAAAAGTAAATTACCAGATTCTACTAGATCTTTGATTTTGGTAGGTGGTGCTGGTGGTGGTTTAGGCGAAAAAAGCTACAAAGCAGAAGTTTTAATTGGTTCTCTTGATATAGCTACAGAATCAAGAAGCGTTAATATTCAAAATGCTATTTCAACTTTAACTACATCAAATATAGTAAAAATAAATTCAGAAAACGATGCAGGATACGCAATCAATTGTGTTCAAGACGCTCAAAATAAATGCACATTAAATATTAATAAATACTCATCTATTCCTGATGTGAGTATTTATCAAACTGGAACATTTTTAAATTTTACTGGTTGTTTTTCTGGTGTTGTCAATAATGGTTCTGCGATTAGTGATGGTGGTTCTTTTGGAGATTTCACTTTAGAAAGCAATTCTAATGTAACTCCACAACAGGATACGAATTTTGATTTAAATAGATATTATATTAACTTATTTAACAGTAATGATTTAACTGATTCAAGTAAAGGTATACATATTCAAAAATCTATAGATTTTACAAATCTTGATAATTTATTTTGTTTTTATGTCGTTGAAATGGATTATCAAGCTGGTATGTTAGCTTTTTCTCAAGCCGAAGGTATTTATAGCACTAGCGCAAAAACGATTCAGGTTAGTAGTACCTCGTCTCAAAATTTTGCACTTGGTGATCGTTTAAAAATTTCTGATCCTGACGATCTGTATTCTGCTGTTGGTATTGTTTCTAGTTGCACTTCCTCTTCTTTGACGCTTTCTAATGTTACATATTTTAATTATAGAAATTCACTCAGCAATTCTTTGAATAAGAATTTTTCTATTGGTTCGTCTATATCTCCTTGTGGTGCAGAATTTGATTTACCTGATTTAAAATTTTCAATGCTTTCAAAAGATGCGTTGACTGCGGAAACTAAAGAATATTTTTCTGAAAATTATAATATTCCAGCTTTTAATTTGGGATTGCATTCAAATATTTATAAGAAAATTACCACTAATAATAAAGAAACAGTTTGTAATTTTAATCTTCTTAGAGATTGTTTTGGTATTTCGACATCTTTAAATACAGCTGAAACAGTTCCAATTTCTAAGGTTCTTCCTAAATTATTTTCTCGTTCTTATGCGATTGATCAATATGGGACAGACGCTCAAAAGCTTCTAATAAAAAATAAACAAAAATTCTGTCTTTTTTATAACGGTGTTGTTAAAGATCGTGCTGGATATTCATATTTTTGCGGTTCTGATAATTTAGGCACATTTTTTTCTTATAGAGTGAATAATCAAGATCCTTTTCTTAGCGAATCTTCTGGTTATTTGATTGTAGGTCAACCTTTTACTAAGAACGATTCAGGTTCTTTTCGTCCTTTTTATAGCGTTAAGCTATATGAAACTTTAGTTTATAAAAATTTACAATTCCCACCTTTTACTTCTTATGATCCTTTAGAGATCATAAGAAAAGAGCTTATTAATAAATACAAACAAAAACTTTATATTAATGCTCCTGTTGAATTATCTAGTTCCAGTATGTATTATAATACTACGGATAGGTTAAATATTTTAGGGAAAATTAAAAATGGTTAATTATGGCTGACGCAATTACAGCACAAGCTTTATTGGATTTAGATCCAGATTCATTTGTTGATTTATTTGAAATTTATATCAGTGAGTCTGTTGGTGTGTTGCGATTTCATGCGGGAAAAAACTTTAACAATTTTATAATTTATAGAGGTAATAAATATATTGCTGTTCCGATTGAGTATAGTGGTTTTGAGTTTTCTGCTGATGGCAAACAAAGCCGACCAACCATAAGAATAGCAAATATTAATGGTGTTATTACAGATGTAATTAAAAATAAAAATAATTTAGTCAATTCAAATTTAAAAAGATTAAAAGTATTTGTTAAAAATTTAGATGATGCGAATTTTTCAAATTCTGTAAATCCATTTTTTGGTTATCGCAAAAAACGATATGGTCCAGATAATTTTGGTAAAACATTTTTTGAAGAAACATACGTAGTTAATAGAAAAGTTCAAGAAAATAAATATACAATTGAATTTGAACTATCTAGTCCAATTGATTACGAAAATCAATCTTTGCCCAATAGAAAGATTTCAGATAATTTATGCTCTTGGTCATTTCGTGGTTGTGGATGTAATTATGGCAAAATACCTTGGCGCACAATCACTAATGAAGATCAATTCGTTAAGGTCAACAATGTTAATATTTCGGCGCAAACTGTTTTTGGATCAAGTAATTTAAATGTAGGGCTTCCATATGCTGATGAAAATGATAGATTGTTCTACGCTCAAAATGGTTATAATTTAAAACAAATTACATTTAAAAACTCTTGGTCTTCTACAGGTACTTATGATCCAGGCGATTTTGTTGTTTATTCTGATTCTATAAATTATAACTTTTTTGGAGATACGTATCAGTTTTCAGAAGATAACATTTCTTTATCTACCTATGTATGTGTGGCAACAGGAAATTCTGGAAAAGATCCAAGATACAATAATGAATATTGGGTTAAAGATAATTGTTCAAAAAGTATATTTGGTTGTTCTTTAAGATGGCTTAATCATAAAGATGGATTACCATATGGAGGATTTCCTGGAACTAGACCCTACAATTATCAAACATAAAAATCTTTTATTGAGCATAAAAAAATTTTTGCTAAGTAATTATCCGTTTGAATCTGGTGGTTTGATAGACGAAAATTTAAATATACTGTATTACCCGTCTTTGCAAAACGATTGTCATTCTTATTATCCTCCTCCTCAGTTTTTTGTTTCTGTTGTAAAAAAGAAAATTCTTTTTTCTTTTCATAGTCATTTGCATATCTTGGATCCTTCTGAAGAAGATATATTTTTTTTAAAAAATTATAATATTCCTGTTATAATATATAGTTTAAATTATGATTGTTTTTTAAGTGTAAATATTAAAAATGAAGGAAGTCGTATTACATGGAATACTCAGAAAATTAACTTGTCCTAGAATTCAGGTTAAAGTGAATTCTTTTGATGAATTGATTTCATGTTTATTAAGCAATTTTGAAAAGCTTAATTCTAAATTATATGTGTTTTTAAAAAAAGCTCATGGTCTAATTATTTTGGCTGATGATAAAATAATCGCTAATCTTAAAACTTTAAACGCTAATTTCCATCTTTTCAAAAAGCTCGAACTTATTCCTGTGTCTCGTTTTTGTATTGCTGCCACCGCCACAATAGCTTTTACGGCAATTAAGGTTAATGCTCTTCTTGCTTTTGCTATTAATACTATTATTTTCGCAGTTATTTCAATAGGTATTAGTCTTTTAATTTCTAAATTGTTAAGTCCTAAACAACCTAATCAAGTAAAAACTTCTTCGTATATTTTCTCTAGTAAAGAGAATTTAGCTCAACGAAATGCTTCTATTCCATTGTCTTATGGTCGATTGCGTTTGAATTCTTACATTGTAAGTTCTATTTTGTTGAATTTTGATTTAACTTCTGATTTTGATATTTCATCTTTATCTTCATCGGCTTCTTCTGGTTTATTAAGCGCAAATATTTAAAATTAATGAAAACTATTATTTTTCATGGTTTGTTGAAGAAGTTGTTTTGTAAACAAATTAATTTGCGCGTTTTTAAATTTAAAGATATTTTTTCTTCACTAGCCGCAAACTACAATGATTATGAAAAAAAACTAAATAAAATTAGAAAAGAGTGTTTGGGTTTTGTTGTTTTAGTTGATGGTGATTTATTTTATAAAGATTTTGATGAAATAGACTGTGAAATTGAAAACGCAAAATGTATTGAATTGATTCCTTGTTGTAAGTTCAAATTTTTTGGAAGCTTAGTTGCTGTTTTAATTTCAATAGGTTTAAGTACTTTGTTAGCAAATATAGTTTCTTTCTTACTTACCGCATTGATTTTATTTGGTATCAGTTTTTTGATTTCTAAATTATTTGGTCCAAAAGGTCCTGGAAATCCAGTAAAAACGGCTTCTTATATATTTTCTAATAAAGATAATATAGCAGCAAGAAATACTCCTATATCTTTGAATTATGGTCGTTTGCGTCTTGGTTCAAACGTAACAAATGCTTTTATATTAAATTTTGATTTAACCTCTGATTTTGATTTGAATTCAATATCTCAAAATGCTTCATCAGGTTTAAGTTCTGCTTTTATTTAATTTATGACTTCTTCTGATTCTTTTGGTTCTAGAATGTTTAGCTATTTGCAATCGAGGAGTGATAGTTTTGCTCCTTTTGTTAAGCAAGGTGCTGCTAATAATGTTTTAGAATCAAGTTCTAAATATTTTGTTCAAGATCTAATTGGAGAGGGTCCTCTTGCTGGGTTAGTCGGTCCAGATGGAAATGAATTAGTTTTATTTGATAATGGTCAAAACAATATAGAAATTTTAAAAGGAATTTATCTAAATGATTATCCTATTGTTAATGATTTAACTAATTCTTATAATTATAATAGAGTTAACATTTATTCGAGATCTGGTACAGAATTTCAAAGCTTTTTGCCAGCTGGTGGTGTAGGTGGATTTTCTTTTGCTAATCCCGGTGTAGCTTATAGTTTCGATAAAACAATTTATGGAATAGCTAATTCTGTTTCTCCAAATCATGTAAAAGGCTCAAATCATTCTTCAAGTATTTTAATTTTTAAAAACTTTCAATTAGATAAAAGTTTTAATTTGAAAGATGGGGATTTTACAGCTTTAAAAGGGGCTTTTAATCCTAAAAACTTTCAAGAATCCTTTGGCGTTTATCATGAAATTAAAGAGCAAATCACAGATTATTTATTTCTTTCTCTTAAATTAAATGGCTTGTATATCACTAGTGATGACGGATCGACACTGCCTAACACTGCGACGTTTGGTATTGAAATTGGTTATAAATTAAAACCTTCTGATAGCGTTTTTATTTTTCATAAAGTATATGGCATTTCAACAAGCCCTTATGCTTTTGATTTATTTTTTGATGTTTCAGATTTTGATTTTTCTTTGCAGCCTTTTATTAGAGTATATAATTTTTCACCAAAACAAAATCCTACAGATTTTAAAAATGCCAGATCATTAGCCGTAACTAATATTACCGAAGTTACTTCTCTTAAATTTAAGTATCCAAATAGCTGTTATTTTTTAAGTATTTTTGACGGTAGAGGATTTCCAAATCCACCTAATAGAAGTTTTGATTTGAAACTATTAAAGATTAAAGTTCCTGAAAATTACGATGCAGAAGGAAAATCTTATGATGGATTTTGGAATGGAGAATT